GATCTAATATGGCGATGATCGTCGATAAGAAGTCGAAAGTCACTTTCGGTTCTGGTTCATAAATTTTAGGAGTCATTAAATGGCAGCTACAGCTACCCCCTATGGGCTACGCCCCATTAACCGCATTGATGGCATGCCCTATGCAGGCGCAACTCAGACTTTTCTGATTGATCCTGCTGGTGAAGCCACCAATATTTTCTATGGTCAAGTAGTCATTATTGGCGCGGACGGCTATCTAGCCATCTCGACCGCCACTGGTGCCGACATTACGACCAACAACCTTGGCGGCAGCGGCATCGGTGCAATCGGCGTTTTCGTCGGTTGCCAGTACGTCAATACGCAAGGTCAAGTGATTAACGCTCAGTACTACCCCTCTGGCACAACCGGTGTGGTAACAGCTAAGGTTATTACTGATCCAAGCGTTGCTTTCCAAGCACAGCTAGATGGTTCTGGCGCTCAAACAGTTTTGGGCACTAACACCTTCTTTGCCGCTGTACAGAGCACCTCTACTGGCTCCACCACAACTGGTAACTCAACCAGTGCTTTGGAATCTACCGTGCAGACAACTGCTGCGGCTTTCCGTATTGTGGGCTTTGTTGAGGTTCAAGGCTTCTCGGCAATCGGCGACGCGTTCACTGATGTGTTGGTTAAGTTCAACCCCAGTGCCCACTCGTATTTAAACAACGTCGGCCTGTAAGGAGTTAAATCATGGCAATTTCACGCGCACAACTACTCAAAGAACTGCTCCCCGGTCTGAACGCTTTGTTTGGTATGGAGTACGCTCGCTACGGTGAGCAACATAAGGAAATCTACGAGACTGAAACCTCTGAGCGTTCCTTCGAGGAAGAAACCAAGCTGTCCGGCTTTGGTGCTGCACCTGTTAAGAGCGAGGGTGCCGCCATCGCTTATGACAACGCGCAGGAAGCTTTCTCTACCCGCTACACGCACGAAACCATCGCCCTTGGCTTCAGTATTACTGAAGAAGCGATCGAAGACAATCTGTACGACAGCCTGTCCTCACGCTACACCAAGTCGCTGGCTCGCGCTATGGCGTACACCAAGCAGACCAAGGCTGCTGCTGTTCTGAATAACGGTTTCACCAACTCCTCCGCTTATTACGGCGGTGATGGCGTTCCTCTGTTCAGCACTTCGCACCCAACTGTAGGCGGTGGTGTTAACTCCAACACTCCTTCGACCCAAGTTGATTTGAACGAGACTTCTTTGGAAGCCTCGGTTATTCAGATCGCTGCTTGGACGGATGAGCGTGGTTTGTTGATTGCTGCAAAGCCACGGAAGTTGATTGTTCCACCTGCGTTGCAATTCGTTGCTACTCGCTTGCTGGAAACCACCCTCCGCGTTGGTACTGCTGACAACGACATCAATGCGTTGATGAACAACGGTTCAATCCCCGGGGGTTACACCGTCAACAACTATTTGACTGACACCAACGCTTGGTTCATCTGCACAGACGTGCCTAACGGTTTGAAGCACTTTGTGCGTACACCGATGACTAATAACATGGATGGTGATTTTGACACGGGTAATGTCCGTTACAAATCCCGCGAGCGTTATAGCTTCGGCTGGTCAGACCCACTGGGTATGTTCGGCTCGTCCGGTTCGACCTAAGCCCTCGGGCTTGTAGAAAAGGCTCCTTCGGGGGCCTTTTTTATTTGTTGACACGTTGCAAAAAAGGTGTATATTGCAGCTATTCCGGGCTTTCCGGTGTATCAGACAGTCCCGGCTGACGACATGCAGACTGATACGCCTAACTTGCATGTAAGGAAACAATCATGGCACGCACTACGTTTCAAGGCCCAGTTCGTTCATTGGGCGGTATCTATCAACAAGGCCCAGCCTCTGTTGTTGAAATTACAACCAGCACCACACTGAGCCCCGAAGCTCACGGCGGTCGTATCATCTCTGTTGGTGGCTCTTTGGCCGCTGCACTGACATTGACGCTACCTGCGATTAATGTTTCAACCAACCCAACTACGTCTGGCCCCGGTCAAGACCCCAACACAATCAATAACGAAGGCGTTGTGTACACCATCTGGGTTCCTACAACTATCTCCACTAGCTCGTTGAAGATTGGTACAAACGGGACTGATAAATACGTTGGCACAATCGTAATGAACGACACCGACGCGGACGGCGCTACATTGGTTGGTTTTTTTGCTGCTGCTGCTAACGACTTCATCAACTTGAATGGCACTACCACTGGCGGTGTTGCAGGTTCGTGGGTTGAAATCTTTGCAATCGCAGCCAATAAGTATATGGTCAAAGGCACGGTGATGGGCACAGGTACTGTGGCTACACCATTTGCAAACGCCTAATCAACCTCGGGGGCTTCGGCCCCGTTTTTAAAGGAGATTGATTATGAGCATGCAAACTGATGTACTGGTAAGTCAGGTACTTACTGCTGACGGACAATTTACAAACCAAGCAAGCAACACCATAACCCGTGCAAGGGTAAAAGCCGTTTACATAATCCCCGCTGCCACTGCGGGCAGTATTGTGTTTAAGGATGGCGGTGTAAGCGGGACAACTCGTTTGACCTTGAATACGGTAGGCTCTGTTACGCAGCCCACATACTTGATATTTCCGGGTGAAGGTGTGTTGTTTAGCACCAATATTTATGCGGATGTGACGAGCATAGGCTCAGTCACAATTTTCTATGGCTAAGAAAAAAGGCCCGGTTCTTTCGGTTGGTCGCGGCGAAAAGCTACCAATCTCCAAGGGGGCGGGCTTGACTGCCAAAGGCCGTGCCAAGTACAACGCTGCTACGGGTAGCAACCTCAAGGCCCCGCAACCGCAGGGCGGCAAGCGCAAGGATTCGTTCTGCGCCCGTATGAGCGGTATGCCGGGTCCAATGAAAGACGAGAAGGGTAAGCCCACCCGTAAGGCGGCTGCTCTTGCAAGATGGAAGTGCTAAGGAACTATCATGGCAACAGTACGACGTCCAAGATTAGCAGAACTAGAAACCCTTGAAGGCGGCGGTGCTGGCGGCATGGGTGGGGGTAGTGGCCGCTCTAATAGCACTACGTTAATGCCTCGGTTAAATAAGCCTGAAATAGAAGGATATACATACCGTTCCCCAAGCCAAACAAATGCTAGAAGCTTGCTTCCACATCCGCGTGAAAACGTGGTTGAATCGCAAAGAGCGGATATTGATCGTATACGTCGAGGACTTTCTGCTTCAGGTACAACAGAACGTGGGCGTCTCGCACAACAAGAAGCCGCAGGACGAGCCATTACACGTACAGGAGGTAGGGCAGGAGCTATAGCCGCTGCTGGAATTGCAGGTAAGGCCGCTATGGACGATGATGAGCCGACAGAAAAGCCTAGCAAAGATAAAGATAAAAATAAAGATAAAGATGAAGACAACTTCCAAGAAACAAAACGCATCATGCGCGAAGTTGACGCTGACATTAAAGCTAGCAAAGGCGACAAAATGAAGTCCGGTGGCGTAGTTTCGGCTTCTAAACGCGCCGACGGTATAGCTCAGCGCGGCAAAACCCGTGGGAAGATATGCTGACATGACACAGACTCACGACACAGTTAAAAACATCATTGACCTTGCGTCGGTGGCTGCTGCTATTGGATCATTCTTGGAACTCCTTACACCCATTTTTGGTTTTATCGGTGCCGTCTGGACCTTGATGCGTATAGCTGAGATGGTCACGGGCAAACCGTTTTCTGAACTCATTGGCCGAAAGAAACCCAATGCCAGCGACAAGTGACAAGCAAAAGCGGTTCATGGACGCCGCAGCACACAACCCAGCGTTTGCCAAAAAAGCGGGCGTGCCTGTATCCGTGGCCAAGGATTTCAGCGAAAAAAGCAAAGGCGTCAAGTTTGGTGGGTCTAAAACCAGACCTGATCTTCAGAAGGTAAACGAGCCAAAAACTCGTCAAGGTAAGACTGAACTCTTTAATAAAGGTGGTGATACTATGGCTTCAAAAATGAACCCCGGAATGATGGCAATGATGGCTAAGAAAAAAGACGGCATGCACAAGATGCCTGACGGCAAGATGATGAAAGACTCGGCCATGAAAAAGATGGCCTCTGGTGGCATGACATCTGCACTTGCCAAACACGCTGGCAAACCCGCTTCTAAAGCCCACGCTGG